CTTTCAATACTGATACACAAGTTGGTGATAATGTATTCGAAGACATTTCCGATAATGTTAGAATAGAAACTGAGTCTGATGGTATACTTGATTGGACAGAAAAGAATCCTTTTGGTGAGGCATAATGCTAGGAAATAATCATTTCTACAATAGAACTATCAGAAAAATAGTTGTTGCTTTTGGTACATTATTTAATGATATTGTACTAGTTCGATATAACAAAGCAGGCACAGAAGAGTTCGAAAGAACTAGAGTACCACTTTCGTATGGCGCAAAAGAAAAATATATCACTAGATTGGTTTCTGATCCGACTCTAACTAAATCAATCAACGTTTATGTGCCAAGAATATCATTCGATCTAGTTGGTATAACATACGATTCATCTAGAAAATTCAATACTTTAAATAGAAACTACGCAGTAAACAGCACAAACGGAACAGTTGCGGCACAGTATTCGGCTATACCTTATAATTTCGAATTCGACTTAAATATCTACGTTAGAAATACCGAAGACGGAACACAAATACTTGAACAGATATTACCATATTTTACTCCCGATTTTACTGTAACTGTAGATTTAATTCCTAAGCTAGGAAGAAAATATGATATACCCGTACTGTTAAATTCAGTAACTCCTCAAATCGATTATGAAGGAGATATGTCAACAACTAGATTGATCATATGGAATTTAACTTTTACTGTAAAGGGTTATATCTTTCCTCCTGTTACACCAGATGCAAAGATAATTAAAAGAGCAAACACTAACATTTATGTTGACTCAAGAAATAAAAGCACACAAAAATTACATGTTGATATGGCTTCTGGAAATGGTGTCTATACCACAGGAGAAACTGTAAGAGTCAAAGGAAAAGAAAAGACTGGAACAGTAGTATATTTTTCTAATAATAGTTTAGGTACTTTGGTTGTTTCGGATGTTTCGGATTTATTTGAAGAAAATGAAATTGTTGTTGGTGATTACTCAAATGCCGAATACAAAATAAATACTGTAGATTTAAACCCATTAAAAGCCGTTTCTATCGTAACTGAACCTGATCCAATAACTGCATCGCCTGATGATGATTATGGATTTACAGATACGATAACAGAATTTCCTAATACATTATCATGAGTAAAACTGATGAAAAACTTTCAGAGATTTTTGAAATAACTCCTCTGAATAAAAATGAAGTTGTCGTTGTAGAACAAGAACAAATTGATTCCGATTTTGAATTCGCAAGAAGAAATATACGAGAGTTGGCGGAAAAAGGAAGAATAGCAGTCGAAAATATATTGCAAGTTGCTTCAGCTACAGACCATCCAAGAGCCTATGAAGTTGCGGCGACCCTAATTAAAAACATGTCAGATATCAATAAAGATTTACTAGAACTACAAAAACGAAAAAAAGATTTAAATCCAATAGAAAAACAACAAGTATCACCAGTACATGTAGATAAGGCAGTTTTTGTTGGATCGACAGCAGATTTAATTAAACAAATCAAAAACATGGATTAGAAAAATGGAAAAACTTATAGAACAACTTAGAGTCATTCTTGGTACAAATTTTGGGCTTTATTTTAAAGCACACAGTTTTCATTGGAATATTGAAGGTCCAGACTTCATACAATATCACACTTTTTTAGGTGATTTTTATACCGCTGTTTGGAATAATACCGACCTTATTGCAGAAAAAATTCGTATGCTTGGAGCATATGCGCCAGTTAATATGACCAGAATGCATGAACTTGCCGATATTGCAGAGAATGAAAATATTCCTGATGCCATGACTATGATGCGTGAATTGATTGTTTCAAATGAAAGATTGATGTTTCATCTAAGAGCAGGAATTGTTGCAGCAGATAATGCAGGTGAACCTGCAATCAGCAACTTTTTGCAAGACCTTTTAGATCAACACGCTAAACACAATTGGTTCTTGAAGAGTCTAGTTAAGTAATGTCTCTTGGCGGTTATCAAGGTAATCCAAATTTAAAACGTTCGGGAGTAAAAATTGAATACTCCCACGAACAATTAATTGAGATTACCAAATGTATCAAAGACCCGATCTACTTTATTAAAAAATACGTTAAGATCGTTAACGTAGATCAGGGTCTTATTCCTTTTGAGATGTGGCCCTTTCAAGAGGACATGGTACATGGATTTCATATAAATCGATTTTCGATATGTAAGATGCCTCGACAGGTTGGAAAAACTACGACCGTTTCTGGCTATATGCTTTGGAGTGTACTATTCAATGATGATTATAAGATAGCAATCTTAGCTAATAAAGGAGACCTTGCTAGAGATATTTTAGGTAGAATAAAATATGCTTATGAATACTTGCCTGTCTGGTTACAGCAAGGCATAATGGAGTGGAATAAAGGTAATATCGTACTAGAAAATGGTTCTGAAATCTCTGCCTTTGCAACCAGTGCATCAGGCGTTCGAGGCGGCACTTACAATCTAATCTTCCTTGATGAGTTCGCATTCGTACCTCAAAACATGGCAACAGAGTTTTTCGCTTCTACTTACCCAGTTATATCCTCAGGTAAAACCACAAAAGTTATCATAGTATCCACACCAAACGGACTGAATATGTTCTATAAAATGTGGGTTGATGCAATAGAAAAAAGAAGTTTATATGTTCCATTTGAAGTTCACTGGTCGATGGTGCCAGGTAGAGATGAAGCTTGGAAAGAAGAAACAATAAGAAACACCAGCGAAGAACAGTTCAGACAAGAATTTGAAACTGAATTTATTGGTTCCAGTATGACCCTGATACCTGGGTATAAGTTAAAGGCTTTGATGTTCAATAATCCAATAAAAACCGAAGAAAACTTTGATGTATATGAGGAACCCAGAAAAGGACATACTTATATTGCAATCGTAGATTGTGGTGAAGGAGTCGGAAGGGATTATTCTGTAGTTTCGATTGTAGATGTGACTGAAATTCCTTATAAACATGTAGCCAAGTTTAGAGATAATAAATTGTCTCCAATGATATTTCCGACATTCGTTTATAACATAGCAAATAGATATAATCGAGCATTCGTTCTGGTTGAAACTAATAATATTGGACAGCAAGTTGTAGATATATTACATTATGATTTGGAGTATGAAAACATATTCCGAGTCGAAAGTCATGAAATAAAAGGGCAACATATAGCATCAGGATTTAAAAAAGGTGCGGCTTTCGGTGTCAAAACTTCAAAAACCGTAAAAAAGATCGGATGCGCTAATTTAAAAACTTTAATAGAAACCGATAAATTAATTACAAATGACTTTGATACTATCGCAGAATTTAATACCTTTGTTCGAGTAAAAGATTCCTATGCTGCTGAAGAAGGTAATAATGATGATATTGTGATGACTTTAGTATTGTTTTCTTGGTTGACCGCTCAAAGTTACTTTAAAGAAATAACAGATTCGGATGTCAGGCAGAAACTTTTAGAAGAGAGAAATTTACAATTAGAAGAAGAGATGTTACCTGTTGGTGAACTAAATGATGGATTAGAAGACGAAAAAGAGTCTGATGGAAAGGATCTTTGGACGACCGTCAGCAATAGAGGTTATTTACCTTCAACTCTATAAATTCATAAATAGAAGAATAAGAATAGTTCTAAAATAAGGAGAACAGAAAATGGCTTTTCAACTGTCACCAGGAGTTAATGTCTCCGAAGTAGATTTGACAACAGTTGTTCCATCTGTTGCAACTACGATAGGTGGGTTTGCTGGAGCATTCAATTGGGGTCCTGCTAATGAAATTGTTTCTGTTAGTAGTGAGCTTGAATTGGTTGAGAGATTTGGTAAACCAGACTTAAATACATCGAATTCTTTTTTCACCGCAGCAAACTTCCTTGCTTACGGTAGCGAACTTAAAATTGTTCGTGCAGTAGGTAGCGGTGCTTTAAATGCTGCCGCTAATGGAGCCGGTGGTGCCGTTTTAGTGGAAAACGAAACCGACTATGAGATTAATCACTCCGCTAACAATGGAGCAATCTTTTGGGCTAGATATCCAGGCACATTAGGCAACTCCATTAAGGTTTCTATGGCAGATTCTAATGTTTATTCTGGTTGGACATATGAAGGTAATTTTGATTCTGCTCCAGCCACATCAACTTGGGCATCTTCGAGAAATTCAACAAATGATGAACTTCATATTATCGTAATCGATACAACAGGAAAAATTTCTGGTACAGCAGGAACAATATTGGAAAGATTTGGATATGTTTCTAAAGCCAGCGATGCTAAAAACTCCGATGGTACTTC